TAATTCCTTTTTCAAAGGATTTATTGTCAAACGACATTTCTACTATTCTATTATCTATTTTATTCATAGACCTTCAACCTCCTTCCAGCAGGCATCTGCAATTTCATCAAATATGGGCTGTACTGCCGGATTAATATAATCTCTTCCTTGCACATACCCGCCATTTCTTGTTCCATGACCGTATTGTAATAATATGGCTATTTGGGTTCCATCAGTAGTAATATTGGTATTCTCCCAAGCAATGCCCAAATCAAATATAGTATACCGCCAAGCATTTGCGGTTTTCCCAGAATCTTTTGGAGTAGTAGCTTGTAATGCAGCGACCCCACGCTGCCCATATTTATCTAGGGTTGAGCGGAGTCTTCCTGGTAATTTATTCTTTGCGCCATCAAAAAATCTTTCTGTATTTTTAAAATCACCTTTAAGCCCAACCTTAATCATTACTGCCTCCTTGTTTAGAATGGTTCAGGCTGAATTCCATTATCCTTTAACTGTTTATTAAGTTTTTCTGCCCAAATACGCCAACGTGTTGATTCTGTTTGTAAATATTCAATTTGACTGTTCATAACTCTTTTATATTCATCAAAATCTTTTTTTAGTTTTTGGTATTGTATTTCTGATTCTTTTTGGCACTCCTTATAAAATTTATCTTGCTTTGATATAGTATCATAAAGCGTGGATATAGTATCGGCATCAATATTATCTACTTCACTACTTTGTTTTTTAGATGCAAAATATACTGCAACAACAGAAATCGCCAAACTTATTATAGAAACAATCCTATCAATTGTCATTTAATTCTCCTATAGTTATTAAGTGAATTGCCGAATAAAACGGCAATCGAAAATAATGTTCCAGATCTTCCAATAATTTGATTAAGTTCTGATGCAGGAGAAATGGCAATTATAGAATATACCATAAATACTGTCCAAAATGCTCCTATTCCCATATACAAAATTTTTCTAGGCTGCCTTGTATACTTAAAATATAAAAGCGCCTCAATTATAAATAAACCAAAAGCAAAGAACAAAATAAAATATTTTTCCATTTCGATAAAATTCATAATATTCCTCATGCTTTTCTACATTGGTTAAGAGGAATCCAACCGAATTTGGTTTTGCCCCAGAGAAGACCGTTTTCGTCCGTTGCCTCTTCTAAGATTTTAAAAATATCGTTTTTTACAACTCTGCCATTTACTTTATTATTTTTGCCAGGAGCTTCTCTTCTAGAAACATTATTATTTAAAACAGAAATTAAATAAGGAGTAAATGGTTCTTTTGGTGCTTCTTTAATAGAAGGCGAATATTTTTCAACGTCATCCAGTTCTGATTGTAATAATTTTACGTCCTCTTCCATTTCATCTAGTTCTTCTTCTTCGAATTCTTCTTTGAATTCTTCTTCGAGTTCTGGTTCTTCTTCTGGTTCTTCTTCTGGTTCTAACTCATTTTTTAAATAATCATATGCTTTCATGATATCAACCTCTCGTATTTAATTGTTGTCTTCGTGCTGCATTTAGTTGCCTATTTCTGCTAAGAACAGAATTTCGCCCCATTTTTTTAGGTGGAGCATTCTTTATACTACATACACGGATAAGAGTTAAAAGTCGATTTAAATGCCATTTTTGGCATTCAAATGGAATGTTTAAAGAAATCATCCAATAATAAATAATTTCCGAAGTAATAATCTCTCTACTTTTAGATGCTCCAGCAGCATCTGAAAATGTAGTTGCTGTCATCTTAGCATCAATGTAATCTACTATTTGTTTTTCTTGTTCTTTATTTAATGCATAAAGTATATTATCAGGAACATTCCTGTCTATTATCATACAGCGAATATAATCTCTAATTTCTTCATTTGTCTTTTGATCTTTACCGAGGAATGGCTTACACCATTTTGACTCCCATTTTGATAAAGAGACAAGAGAGTGTTCTAAATCGATGGTTCGCTCTTTTACTGAAACAAACTGGGAAGTTTCCTCGTTATAATATTCGGTATCTGGTATCTTTATCGTTAACATTCTCTTGTCTCTTTTATCTTACTTATTAATTCGCAACCAACTTGTTAATAAATTCGATCATTTCATCCTGGTTGGAAAGCATTTGTTCAATGAATGCTTCATAAGCAATAGAAGATTTAAAATCTGCAAGAACTTGTTCGTTCTTAACAAACTTTTGTCCATCTTCACTGCGCTTGCCATAAGAGAGATCGATTAAACGATCAAGCAACCGAGCAACCATTCGGATGCTTTCTGCAAGAACCTGATTATTGGGATCGAATGGATTTTCTTCGTTAATACTGCCGGCTTCCATTCCTTCAAGAAGTTTTGCTCTATCTTGTAGATCCTGCGCCGTTTTCATAATTTCGCCATAGACATCATTCGATGCAGTTAAGATAGCTGTTTTAGATACATGGAAGTAAAGATTTTCAGTGCGTTCAACACCATTGTAATCAACAAATTTAATAGATTTTTTTAGCATTTTATTATCTCCTTTCAGATAATTAGATGTAGTTGATGGGGCAACTTAGAGCCGCCCCATCTATTGAGTAGTAAATACTAGTTTGAAGGTCCTGCAGGAAGAAGAGCAAGAATTTCATCTGGGGTTGGCAAAGATGCTTCTGTAGCTTGCGTGCCAAAGAGAAGAGCTTCGATTGAAGCAAGACTTGCCGCGTCAATCTTAGTACTATCAATAACCAGCGAAGCAGTTGGTTTAAAACCAGTAACTTCGATAGGAGTCGTAGTGAGTTCCCAACTGAAAGTAATGGCTTCGGGCGAATCATTGATGGTTGCGTAGGCTTTCTCTGAAGGAGCAGCCTGGGCGCCATAAATAATATGAAGCTTGTAGCCATAAGCATTTCCATCAGTATCGTTGCCAATAACAGTCTTATAAGCAAGACCGAAATATTTACGAGTCTGCTGACCGATCATTACGCCAGTACCAAGTTCCGCAGATCCATCGCATTCGGCGAATTCATCAGGATAGGTATAAGCTTCAATAGTCGCGCCGAACTCTTCATTGCTCATAAGAGACAAATATTTGATATTATCCGCATACAAAGGAGTCGCTTCGGCTCCTGATGGGGATTCGGTAACGGCGGTCAAGCCATTCCAAGGAACACCAAGAGGATATTCCCCCTCGCTATTCCGTACATAAAGAACGCCATTCGAAACACCGGTTTCAAAAAGACGATCACCACTTTGATCCCAAACTAATTTGGCCATATTATAATCTCCTTAATTTAATAGTATAGTGTAAAAACATAATGATTTAAATTATCCGAAATGAAATGTCTATCAAATGAGCAGTACTCAAATGCATTTAACATTGATAACGGAAGTTTAGACTCTGGACTTTGATCTATTACTGTAACTGTATAGCGAGTCTTGTTTCTATAAATAAGTGAATTGGCATGATCTATATCGAATCCATCTAATTCATAAATAATACATGGATAACTTAACTTAATTGAAGATGGTGGCTGAAAATATACTTTGTTTGATGAAAGCAAAGCTTCAAGCTCCGCCTGTAATGCCAATCTATTATCAGCCATTATACACCTCTCCTAACGTTAAAATAAGCCTGGGGCGTTGGATTTCAATATTATTTACTTTCCAACGCACGCCAAGCCATGAGACATAACGTATTGTAGAAGAATTTTCATATAAAAATGGATCCGCTATTATTGAAAGACGGTTAGAAATAGTAAGATTATCATTTTTATGTTCACTTACCTGCCATCTTCGAGTATCTTGAAGAATGTCTCCTCTATATGATTTTTCTACAACAACCTCGTCCCATACTCCAGGAGATATTTCTTTTTGTGTAATATAGCCAATCGGTCCATAAAATTTACTCATAAATATCTCCCATTTTGATTATTAAGCAGAGGGTGCAACTTCTGGCTCTACTGCTTCGGCCCAGAATGCAATTGCTGAATGGGGCAGAGTCAAAGCACCAGAAACACGAGTTTCAATCAAATACTTCTGCTGATTGAAATCGATATCGAAATCATCAAACATAGTAACTGCGCCGCCCTTATCGGCACCAATGCCATAGTCGGCCATATTAACGAGAATGGCAGCAAGTTCACTATAGACAGCCAAAGGATCCGGGTTAACAACATTATCCATAACAGGAACATCGACGATTTCTTTAACACGAAGCGCAGAAGAAAGTTCTTCCATTGTATTATAGATCCGACGGCCAAGAGAGTCCTTCAAGAGAAGCATATCGCCAAGAAGATCTGTGCGAATATACAAAGAAGGAGTACCGCTGCCCTTATAATCCGTACGAGCGCGGATAATCGCGTCAATCAGCTCAGAAGTAGTTGGTTCAGCATCCGCATCATCTTCGGGAGAGACAACTACTGGGACTGTATATAAAGCGGCATCAGTAGCAATCGGGCGGATCTTGGTTTCGATGATTTTATCATCACTGGCAGCAGAGCGACCATCGCCAACAAGCATTGCACGAGCAATTTCGGCCTCAAGACGGCCGCGCATTTCATTGCGAAGCCAAGCAACAACATCGAAATCAGTAATGTCAATAATGTCATCGCGGTCAAGTCTCTGTTTCTTATAGACAGTCTGAGGATCTGTAGTACGCTTTAGCAAAGCAAATACTTCTTCGGCCTTCTCATTGCCCTTAACATAACCCAGAGCGCGAGCTTCTTCGCCAGTAATATCGGCAACGATCGTCTTTACACGAGAGAATGGAATATGACGAGCTTGGCCAAAGACCTTTCCAACCCATTCTTCGCGTGGGGAAACCATGGCGGGAGTACCGGTCAGAGTCTTGGCATCGGGGAACAGATATTCAATATCGGTAATGCTGTGCTTCAATGCGCCAGTATTATTGCCTTCATAAGCAGCATATGCTTCCGAAATAGTTTCAAATCCATGGGCCAGAAACGAGTTCTTCAAAGTAGACTGGGATTTACGAGCATCCATAAATACCTGCTGAAGTTCATCGTAGGTCAATGCGTCGTGGGCCATGGTAGTATCATCACTGGTGTTATCAAAAACATTTTTTTTCATATTAGTAGTATCTCCTTCGATAGATTGTTTAATTTCTTCTTCTTCTTCTTCTTCTGATTCTTCTTCCGATTCTTCATTAGAAGTTTTCAATGCTTCTGCGATCATCGCATACACAACTGTTTTCTGAGTTTCATTAAGAGTTTCGAAAACTTCTGCAACAGTTTTGTCGTCTTCTTTTGGTTCTTCTTTTGGTTCTTCGGCATGGAAAAGCTCAAGATTTTCATTGGCAGAAATAATGGCTTCGCTTTCATCCTGCACGACAGATCCGTCGCCATGTTCGAAAGCTAAATTGTC